CAACTAGAAGCAGGTTCATTCGCTACTAGCTATATCCCTACAGGTGCAAGTCAAGTAACACGCACGGCTGATGTGGCTACTATACAGGGGAGTAATTTCTATAGTTGGTTCGGCACAAATGAAGCAAGCGTTACAGCCACATTTGATAGCCCAGCATCTGGCAACCGTAATGCATTATCTATTGATGACAACACGGCTAATAATTACCTACAGCTTCGCACTGAAACAGCAGACCCATTCTTCCGTCAAAAATGGATAGGAACAGAGCAGGTTGCGCTTGATTTAGGCACGATAACAGCTAACACAATGAATAAAGCTGGATATGGCTTCAATGTGAATGACTATGCGGCTGTAATCAATGGTGGCACTGTAGGCACTGATACATCAGCAAGCACAATCATTGCTGACAGAATGCGTATCGGTACAAGCCAAGCAGGGGAATACTTGAATGGTCACGTTAAGTCTGTTTCATGCTATTCAACACGAAATACAGATGCAACGCTCAAAGGATTAACAGCATGACCGACTTTTACCTAAAATTCGCTGATGAAGCTGAGGCTAATACAGTATTGGCAGATTTACAAGACTACTCAATTGATGTGATTGGTGTGATTTACAAGAACGAAGTTGCAGTGAAAGGTTGGCACGTTAATTTACGAGGGGCTGATACAGAGCAGTTTGATGCATACAAGGCGACACCAGACCCATCAACACCGTATAGGACATGGGCATGAGTGAACAGGCGATTGTAATCATCATTACGGCTGTTTTTGGCGCATTAAACCTAGTGGATTGGTACACGACACGCACTGTATTGAAAGCAGGTGGTACAGAGGATAACAAGTTTACTGCTTTCGTGCTTCGATTCATCAATCTTGATGTGTATCTGGCCGGCAAAGCAGCATTGGCTTTTTATGTTGGTTATCACATTGGATTTATATCCATGCCGTTTCTAGTATTTCTTACTACTTTGTATGGGTTCTATATGGTTAGGAACTGGAAGCAACTTTAGCAGTAAAGCCTACTGGGTGGCTTTTACCCTGGTCTTCATACGCAGTGATGCGCTGAAAGGAAACACACGATGTCAGAATTAGAGACAGGCCAAGACACGGCTATTGTAAACAATGAAGCTCAACCACTGGAAGCTAATCCAGAAAACTTAGCGGCTCCAACGGAAGGCACTGACACTCCGAAGGATGAATCTAGTCAGGCTGATGATAAGAAGTTCACGCAAGCGGAACTCAACGAAATCATACAGAAAGAGAAAGCGAAGGCAGAAGCAAAGGCAGAGCGCAGGGCATTAAAAGCCTATCGTGAAACCTTAGAACGATTCGCGCCACCTCAGCCACAGCAACCAGAACGTAAAGCCAGCGATAGACCAACACAAGCAGAATTTGCCAATGTGGATGACTACGTTGAAGCCATGACTGAATGGAAACTAGGACAGGCAAACAAGGCATTCCAGCAACAACAGCAACAAGAACAACACAAGACGATCACACAGAAGACTGAATCCATCTATGCGGAAGCAGAGAAGATTGCAGGCTTTGACCGTGAGGCCTTTGACGAGTTACCGCTAACCAAGACCATTGCGGAAGCTCTGATAGAAAGTGAAGTTCCTGCTAAGTTGATGGCGCACCTTTCAGCCCATCCGGAAGAAGTGGACAGAATCGCAGCACTTAGTCCGACACGCCAAGCAGTAGAGATTGGCAAGATTGAAGACAAGTTAGCTTCTGCACCAAAAGTAAGTAATGCCCCAGCACCTATCAAGCCTATCGGTACACGCGGCGGTTCAACCAATAATGACGTAAGCAAAATGTCAATGGAAGAATACGCAGCATACCGCAAGCAACAAGGGGCACAGTGGGCACGATAGTTTAACGCTCTAACGCTGTGAAGCGCCGAGCACCCTTCATTTTTAACGCTGTGAAGCGCCAAAGGAAATAATATGTCTAATAGTTTAGTCACCTGCTCAGTGGTTGCAAAAGAATCACTGGCAATTTTAGAAAACATGTTGGGCTTTTCTGCCAACGTAAACCGCGACTGGGAAGACGAGTTCACTGGCAATATGTCACGTGGCTATGCGCCTGGTTCTACCATCAACATCAAAAAACCACCACGCTACACATATCGTGCAGGCCGTGTGGCAGTGCCTCAGTCAACCACTGAAAGCACCATTCCATTGACACTATCTCAAGGCGGTACTGACCTAAACTTTACAAGTGCAGAGCGTACTTTGTCATTGACTAAACTTGAATCAAAACTTCAAGCAGCAATGGCAACCGTAGCCAACGAGATTGACCGTCAAGGTTTGGATTTAGCTCGCACTTCAGTGTTTAACGCATTGAACTCAACCTATGCATCACCAAACACACAAGCTCTGGCTATCGGTGCTGTAACTGATATTAACCGCAGACTTGATGAGATGGGCGCACCTCGTGACCGTCAACGTTCACTGGCTCTATCACCAGCATTGAATGCTAACTTCGTGACTGGATTTGCTGGTCTGTTCAATGGTCAATCACAAATCAGCAAGCAGTTTGGCTCTGGCGTGATGGTTGATTCACTGGGCTTGAGCTATGCAATGGATCAGAACGTGGCAACACACTCAAACGGTGCTGGTACAGCTTCAAACGTGAACGGTGCAAACCAGACTGGCGCCACTATCACAGTAGCGGCAACTGGTGCAGGTACTATCACTAAGGGCACAGTTATCACATTGCCTGGCGTGTATGCCGTTAATCCACAATCACGTCAATCTACCGGCGTATTGGCTCAGTTTGTCATCACTGCTGACGTGGCTCAAGGTGCAACATCACTGCCTATTAGTCCAGCTATCGTAACATCTGGCGCATTCCAGAACGTAACAGCATCACCTACAACTGGTCAGCCATTCGTTATCTTCGGTGCAGCATCTACCAGCTACAGCACATCAGTTGGTTACCACAAAGACGCATTCACTCTGGCATCAGTGCCATTGTGGGCACCTCCAGGCGGTAAAGGTGTGATTGACGTAGCACAGGAAAGCTATAAAGGCTTGAACCTGAAAGTGACAGAGTTCTACGATGGTGTGAATGACAACAGCATCATGCGTATCGACATTCTTTTTGCCTGGGCTGCTACATACCCTGAGTTGGCTGTTAAATACGCTCTGTAATCAATTAGCCCCTTAACTGGGGCTTTTCTTTTTTAAGGAATCAATATGACCATCGCTTTATCAAAAGGCTACGCTGGCCTAGCTGCCGGTTCAGTAGTCAAGCTCTCTACTCAGGTAGAGGCTGCTTTAATCGCGCAGGGTTTTGCAACGACTTCAAGTGCTGCATTGACCAATGGCGCTCAGACCAACAACCTTAACTCTGGCACTGTGGCTATCGCTGCTGGGGCTTCATCTGTTGTAGTAACCAATAGCCAAGTTGACGCTAACAGCAAAATCTTTGCAGTAGTGGCGCAAGCTGCGGCTGACGGTACTTTGCTGCGTGTTGAGCGTATCGTGCCTGCTGCTGGTTCATTCACCATCTACGGCACAGCTAATGCAACTGCTGATACTTATGTGGATTGGAGCATTCTCAATCCATCAGGATTAGTAACGGCTAAGGCTTAGTAGTTTTTTAACAGGGCTTTGCAAGAGGCTCTGTCATAAAGACTATTGGAGGGTATATGGCAACTGCACAAACCATTATTTATGACGCGCTAAAAGAGATTGGCGTGCTCGGCGAGGATGAAACACCATCAGCATCAATGGCTGACGATGCCTTACGCGCATTGAATCGCTTGATGGAATTGTGGAGTAATGACCAAGCCTTTGCTTATGTAGCAAGCTCAGTATCTCATGCCATGACGACTGCGGCTAGTTTTACCATTGGCCCATCAGGGGATGAAATCACCGATAGGCCGATTGACATCGAGACAGCAACCGTTGACCTGAACGGCATCACTTATCCTGTAAAAGTCATCAGCAATCAGGAATATGACAGCATCACCTATAAGGGCGCATTTGGCTCATATCCTACCTTCATTTACTATGCAGGAACGATGCCAAACGGTACAGTTTACACATGGCCTTTGGCTTCTAACTGTACGCTGAATATGCGCGTGTTGAACATCGTAAACAGCTTTGCAACGTTAGCTACTACAGTCATCATGCCGCCTGGCTATGAAGAAGCATTAATCAAGAATCTAGCGGTGAATATCGCGCCTCAATATCCTGGGATTGTTGTTTCACCTATCACTATCAATGCGGCTAGGACTTCATTTAAAGCTCTACAGCGCACAAATAACGTTATCCCATTACTAAGTATTGACGGCATGCTTTTAAACCGTCATGGCGGCAATATCGCAGCATTCATAGGTGGTTACTAATGCGCTATCCGCTATTTGGCATCGGTCAAACCAGCAAATCAGTGATGGTGACTGCTGAACAGAGAACAAATCTGTATCTTGAGTTTGTCACCGATGAAGATAAAAGCAAGGTGATTGCCTATGGTACGCCAGGGCTTGACCTGTTCACCTCATTTGGAGATACGCCAGTACGTGGCGGTATGGAATTGGGTGACTATAACTATGTAGTGCATCGCGGCACTTTGTGGGAAGTGAATAATGCGGCTGTAGCTGTGAATCGAGGGACTTTAGACACTACATCAGGCCGTGTGAGCATGGCTAATAACGGCAATACTCTGCAAATCGTTGATGGCACTTATGGCTACACCTACAACACGACTACCAACGTATTTACCAAGATTACAGACGCTGACTTTGTACCGGCACAGACTAACACATGGATTGATGGATATTTCATCACAGACCAGCGCGGCTCAACAGATAAAACCAAGTGGGGCCGTTATTCATGGTCAACCGATGGCCTGACTTATAACGCATTGGACTTTGCATCAGCAGAGGCTAACCCTGACAAGATAGTGCGCGTCTATAACGATAACCGCGAACTTGTTTTATTCGGTGAAGTGACTACAGAGTTTCACTCTAACTCAGGCGCATTAGACCTGCCATTTGTACGCCAGTCAGTGATTGAGTGGGGATTAGCTGCGGTCAACTCAGTAGCGAAGATGAACGGCTCTATCATCTATCTAGGCCGCAACCGCATGGGAAAAACTCAGGTGCTGGTATTGAATGGCTATACACCGCAAGAGGTATCTAACCAAGAGATTAGCAATACCTTTGACAGCTATGGCGATATTTCAAACGCATCTGGCTATTCATACATGCTCGGCGGTCATCCAATGTACGTGCTTAACTTCCCTACAGTGGGCAAATCATGGCTATACGATGGCTCTACAAATCTATGGTCAAAACTCAGCAGCGGATTAACACAGACCCAATATTTGGGTAACTTTGCCAATACGTTCACTGTAGTGAGCAAAGTGCTAGTCTATGACTATCAAAATGGCAATATCTACACCATCAATGCCAACACTTACACCGACAATGGCACGCCGATTGTGCGTGAAATGTCATCACGTCATATTTTTGATGAAAAGTATCACACTATAGGCCGTATCTGGATGGATATGGAAACAGGCGTAGGACTTGTGAACGGTCAAGGCTCTAATCCTCAAGTCATGCTGAAAATATCAAAGAACGGCGGCAGGACAACACCAGTTGAACGGTGGGCAGCATTGGGCAGAATTGGCTCTTATATTGCTCGTGTAATTTGGAACAGGCTCGGTGCTTCGCGTGATTTTGTGGTAACTGCACGTATTACAGACCCAGTGAAAATCGTCATTATCGGTGCATGGGTAGATATGCAATGAACATCACTCAGCCTACACAGAATCAGCCGGTACAAAATGGCGATTCAATAGACCGTAACTGGTACACGTTCTTTGTAAATGTTAGAAACTATATCAACTGGAACTCCCAAAGCGGGACTACGGCAAACAGGCCAACTCAGTTTTTGATGATAGGCCAGCAATATTACGACACTACGCTAGGTTATCCAGTATTCGTGCATTCTGTCAGCCCTGTAGTGTGGCATAACGCGGCAGGGGTAGCTGTATGAGCTTTATTGATGATTTGGCGCATGATTTGCAGTTAAGCAATACACATGCAACAGTCGAACAGTTTAAAACGTTCCTACAGCGTTGCAGGATTTGGCAGTATGAATGGGGCGCAATCATGGCACTTGATAATGATATGCATATCCATGTCTTCACCCATTACCGCAAAAAAGTATTTTTAAGAAGGCCACTCAGAGAAGTGGCTTTTTTTATGTTCAATCAGTACGAAACAATCACCACATCCATCATGAAAACAAAGCCAGATGCGCTTGCATTTGATTTACGGATGGGGTGGAAGCTAGACCACGAGGATGAAAGCAAGTGGCATTTAACGATGACAAAAGAGGATTTTAAGTATGTTCAATAATAAATTTAATCGTTTGATGCCTCATCCTGGCTATAACGATGCAGGCAGCATTGTCAGTGCTGGTGCTTCTATCATTGGCGGTGCAATGGGTTCTAGTGCGGCAAGTGACGCGGCAGACGCTCAAGCGGAATCAGCGGCAGCAGCACAGGCAGAACAAAAGCGCGAATATGACCTAAACCGTCAGGACTTGCAGCCATACCGTGAAGCTGGTGCGTCAGGTGTCAATAAACTGGCTTACCTGTTAGGGCTTGATACTCCAACTAATAGCACATCATCAGGCAGCAGCGCAGACAAGCCATTAACGCAGCAGGAATGGCAAGCACAGAACGCTTCAAATAATACATGGAACTGGCGTGCTAATCCTGATATTGGCACTTCACCGATTGACCATCGCTTATTTGGCTTTCAGGATAGACCTGTTACCAGAACTGGCGCATCAAACGAAACATATCAGCAATACCTAGATAAATACAACGCATCACATAAGGCAGTGAATACTGCGCCTCGTGATAGCACATTTGGCTCATTGCTCAAGAAGTTTGACCAGAACGACTTGAATAATGACGTTGTTTATCAGAACGGCCTTAAATTTGGCTTAGACCAAGGCACAGGCGCGATTGATTCTAGGGCAAGGGCTAGTGGTTCAAGTGATAGCGGTGCAGTATTGAAAGAGCTTACACGTTACGCGAATGACTACGGCACGACTAAGGCTAACGATTCTTACAATCGCTACACTGCTGACAATAACGGCATCTATAACAAACTGGCTGGCATTGCAGGCGTAGGGCAGACAGCAACCAATACAGGCGTACAGGCTGGGCAGCAATCTGCGAATAACATATCCAATATCCTGCAATCAGCCGGTAACGCTCGTAGTGCTGGCATCATCGGCTCTAATAACGCATGGGCTAATGCAATGGCAGGCGTAGCTAATCAGAACTGGGGATATACACCTAATGTATACGGTAGTGGCCCAGTGGGCACGAATGGCGCAGGCGGCACTGGCATAATCTGGAATTAAGGAAAAATAATGGCTCTTGATGCAAATATCATATTAGGTGGGCAGGCTCCTAAAATCATAAGCGGTGATGAACGTGCTGCGAATGCCTCAAAATTACAGTCTTTACTATTAGGCAATCAAGAAGCGCAGATGAAAATGCAGGAATATCAGCGCCAACGTGCGGATGAAGATGCTTTACGCGAGTTCTACCGGACTAATCCAAATGCCACAGGTGAGCAGTTACGTGGTCAAGGCTATGTTAAACAGGGCTTTGAGGCTGATAAGTTCAAAGGTGAACAGGCAAAGAACCAGAGCGAGATTCAGGCTAAAGCTATCGAGACAGCGTACAAAAAGGCTGATTTGTTCGGTCGGGCTGCTGGCTATGTAAAGAATAACCCTACGCCTGAAAATGCTCATGGTGCGATTGACCAGTTAGCCAGTATCGGTGCATTAATCCCAGAAGAAGCACAGCGGGCGCATATGTCAGTGCCGAAGGATTCAGCAGGCATCTCAGCATGGGCGCATCAGCACTATGTTTCTGCTTTGGCAGCTAAAGACCAGTTGCCTAAGATTGATACGCAGAATCTTGGCGGTGCTCATGTAACGCAATCAGTAGACCCAGTGACAGGCAAAGTCAGCGTACTCAATACTATGCAGAACACGCAAAGCCCTGACAGCATAGCATCTAATACTCGTATGGCTGCTGAAGGTGCGGCTAATCGTGCGATTCAGATTCGCGGTCAGAACTTGGTTGATGCTAGGGCTAAAGATAAGAACCAGATTGACGCTTCAGGTGGCGGCTATTCAACTAAACCACTACCAGCATCAGCGTTAGGCCTGCAGAACGATGCACTCGATGCCTTGGCGACTGCTTCAAACATTGATAAAGACTTAGGCGCTATTTACAACGAACTGGATAAAGGCGAGCTTAAACTAGGATTAATTAATAATTCGATAGGTCAGGCACGTAACTTTGCTGGTGTAAGTGACCAGAACAGCCGCAATCTAGGCTCATTCAAGGCAACACTTGAAAAGTTACGCAATGACAGCTTGCGCTTGAATAAGGGCGTACAGACTGACGGTGATGCTCAACGCGCATGGAATGAGTTATTGGCTAACATCAACGACCAAGAATTTGTTAAAAAGCGCCTGACTGAGATTAGAGAGATTAACAAGCGCGGCGCTCAGTTGCAGAAATTGAAAGTGGACACGATACGCTCAAACTTCAATGCTGCGCCGATGGATTACAGCAAGTATGAAAGCTTGCCGACTGCTATCGGTAATAACATCATGCCAAACAATGAGCGTATGCCTAATAGTCATCCTCCTGAAATAAACGACTTACTTAAAAAATATGGCGGTAAATAATGGCTAATGAGGAACTATATCAAGCATTAAAAAATGCTGATGCAGCCGGTGACGTTGAAGGTGCGCTTAAAATTGCAGCCTACATACAGTCACAGAATGCAGCACCGGTTCAAGCACCATCAAAACCATTGCCAATAGGTAAAGAGGGCTTCGCTGACACGCTAAAACAAGAGCTTGCATACCATCCTATAGCAGCTAAGTTTGCTGCGGCTGGAACGGCATTAAGCGACCTGTATCAAGGCACTAAACAAGCATTCGGTGCTGGTGATAAAGAAGCCATTGCTAACAACAACATCATCAAAGATGCCAATCCTGGCTCTGCTATTTTGGGCAATGTGGCTTTGTATGCTGGTACTGGCATGTTGAATCCAGTATTGAACACTGTTAAAGGCGCAACCATTGCGGGCGGTGTGGCTGGTGCTTTATCCCCGACTATGGATGATAACGTGGTTTATGGTAAAGCAAAGAACGCTTTATTAGGTGCTGCTACTTCATTCGCAGGAGCTAAAGGCGGTCAGTATATCGGTGACAAGATTGATGCTAAAAAGGCGGCTGAGTTATTAAGGCAGTCGAAGAACGCCACTAGAGATGCAACCATTGCCCAAGCTAGAGAGGCTGGATATGTCATTCCTCCATCAACGACTAATCCATCATGGCTAAATAGAAGTCTTGAAAGCCTAGCCGGTAAAGATGCAACAAAGCACGCGGCATCATTTCAGAATCAGGAAGTCACCAACTCACTTGCTCGCAAAGCGTTAGGATTAGATGATAGCGTTTCATTGTCTGATGATGTGTTGAGAGGTATCAGGAAAGAGGCTGGCAAGTCTTACGCTGATGTTGCTGCATTAGATTCAACGGCGCCTAATGTATTGGAAGAATTAAAGAACTCAAGATTCCAAGCGAATGCTTATATGAAGTTTTATGGCAGGTCAGGCGACCCCAAAGCACTGGCAGAAGCAAATATGCACAAAGAGGCTGCGGATAAACTTGAATCAGCACTTGAGCAGGCTGCTACATTCTATAACAAGCCTGAGTTGCTGGATGCTTTGAAGGCATCAAGAAAACAGATTGCTAAAAGCTATACCGTTGACCGTGCGTTAAATGATGCAACAGGCAATGTGAATGCCAAGCTAATAGGCAAGGCATTTGAAAAAGATGCGCCATTAACAGGCGAATTAGAGACTATTGGCAAATTTGCGAGTGCATTTCCACAGGCATCAAGGCTGGCAGATGATATAGGCAGCCCAGGGGTTAGCAAGTTGAAATTTGCACTTGCATCTATTCTAGGCACTGGCGGTGCGGTAGGTGGTGGGCCAGTTGGTGCTGCGGCTGGGGCATTGCCATTTGTTGCGCCTGACTTGGCTAAGTCTTTGATACTGTCTAAAGGCTATCAGTCTTTAATGGCTAACCCTAAATATGGCATTGGCCCGACTAACAAACTAGCGAAAGCTCTTTTGGCCTCGCGTTACTCGCCTATGGCTATCACTGGCGCTACTGTGCCAGCGCTCTCTGAGTAATTGGTCTTTAAGCCATCCGTTTTTAATATTACGGATTATCCATAATTTAATAATAGATGCGACCCAAATCAAAAAAACAGTACCTAGTGGGGCCAGTGCAATACCTACTAAAGTAGTCCAGTTCATAAATACCTCTTACCAGCCTCCTAGTGAGGCTTTTTTATTGGATAAAATATGTCAGTAAATCTATCACCGATATTTAACGGTACGCAATTCAAGAGTGACGGAACGCTGGCCTCTGGCTATAAGATATACACTTATGCAGAAGGTTCAAGCACTCCGTTAGCCACTTATACTACATCGTTAGGTGACGTACCGCAAGCCAACCCGATTGTGCTTAATTCACGCGGTGAACCTTCAAGCCAGATATGGTTAACTTCAGGGGCAGGCTATAAGCTGGTACTGACGACTGACTTAGGTGCGGTAGTTATCACAGAAGATAATATACGCGGCATCAATGATACATCGTCATCAGTTGACCAGTGGCTTGTTAGTGGCCTTACGCCTACTTATGTTAGTGCAACACAGTTTACTTTAGTCGGAGACCAGACTACAGCTTTTCATGTAGGGCGCAGGATTAAACTGCTTGTTTCTGCCGGTACGATATACGGCACGATTACAGCCAGTGCTTATGGTGCGGTAACGACTATCACAGTAAAGACCGATTCAGGCACGATTGATGCAGGTATTAGTCAGGTAAGTATTGGCCTGATTACATCAGTCAACGGCTCATTGCCTACAATAAATTATTCACGCATGACAGTAGCCGCTACTGCCACAACTACGCCACTATGGGCAAGTACTAATGTACAGGACTGGACAGGTACACCAACAATTACAGCATTTCCTGCGGCATCACAGGCAGGCTCACAGCGCATTGTTTACCCTGCGGCTGGCACTATCATCACGCATGGCGGCAATATCAGCGTACAGGGCGCGGCTAACTACACCACAGCGGCAGGAGATGAGCTAACAATCACCGCTGTCACTACGTCCACTTTTACCGTATCAATCAAGAAAGCTGATGGCTATGCAATCAATCAGCAAATCATCTCAAGCAAGATTCAGCCTATTACTGCAAGTGTTGGCTCTAGTGCTCTGACTATCACGCTAAATGCGACTAATCTTGATTTCAGGTCTGCAACACTTGGCAGCGGTACAGTCAATACACGTCAGATTGCCAGCCCTATCAGCGTAGTAGTTTCAAGCGGTTCTACATTAGGCACTGTAAGTGCGAAACAATCAAGGCTTGCTGTATTGGCTATTGATAATGCTGGCACGGTTGAATTGGCTGTAGTCAATGCTTCTAGTGGGTTATTACTGGATGAAACTGCGCTTATCAGTACCACAGCAGAAGGCGGTGCTGGGGAGGCTGATAGTGCAAATGTCATCTACTCAACGACTGCAAGGGCAAGCGTTCCATTCCGCATTGTAGGCTATGTTGAAAGCACACAGGCAACGGCAGGCACATGGGCAACAGCACCTAGCACTATTCAAGGCTCTGGTGGTACTGCATCAGTATCAACTGTAATGAATGCTCAAGGCGCAGCGCCTATGTTTGCTTGCAGGGCATGGGTGAATTTTGACGCAACTCGCAATGCATCAGGCGGTACTGATTCAGCCAATACAAACAGGTTTATCCGTGCCAGTGGCAACGTCACAAGCGTACTCAAAAATGCTACTGGAAGTTACACAATCACATTCACTACAGCACTGCCAGATGCAAACTATGCATTTAGCGGTGTTGTAGAGGATAACTCAACTACTGGTGATAGCTATCTAGGGATTGCTAGTAACAGTGCTCAAACCGCATCAACGCTAGATGTTAAAGCATTTTCCGCATCAATAGCATTTGATACAGCAAGATGCACAGTTTCAGTGTTTAGATAAAAAATGACCGCATCTAATTGCGGCAAGTAATAACTATAAATCATGACCATGAAAGGCCACCAATGGAAGCATTAATCGCTTTAAAAGGATGGATAGGGGCAACCATTCCAGCAGCAATCGGTTCTCTACTCTCGCTTTATGTTTCAAAAGAAAAGACAGCAGCCATGAAAAGATGGGAACTGTTCTTTGTGTTTATCTCTGGCATTGCCCTTGCACATTACTTGGGCGGTGCTGCTATTGAGTACAGCAAGATTGACCCACATGGACTGATTGCAGATGCTATCAAGCTGACCATTGGCCTTTTAGGTATGGCGACCATTACCAACATCATGACGCAGATCCCCCTAGCAGTAGAGGGATTGCGTAAGAAATGGACATCATAATGTTATATCTCGCTTTGTTTGGGGCGTGTATAGCAGTTGAACTAAGCCCCAAGATACACACAGACAATATCTTGAAAAAGATAGCAATTGGCTTTATAGCGGTAGGTGCTCTGGTGGAGTTTGCAGGTAGACACTCGTTATTTGTTGAGATAGGGATTCTCACGTATCTGGTGGCTAATTTATGCACGGCTTATTGCACAAAGCCTAAGCGCAGGAGTGCAGACCGATGAAGCTAACACTACAGCGCAAGCATGGAACTATAGGACATACCCACGGAACGCTATCAATTGATGGCGTTTATTTTTGCGACACGCTTGAAGACCAAGAACGTGCTGAAAAGATAAAAGGTGAAACAGCTATCCCATGTGGGCATTACAAAGTCACGGTGGATATGAGCATCAGATTCAAAAGATTCATGCCATTGATACATAACGTTCCTAATTTTGAAGGCGTAAGGATTCATAACGGAAACACTGATAAAGATACCGAAGGCTGCATTCTTGTTGGTAAATATCTGCATGAAGGCTTTATCACAAAATCACGCGATACATTCCAAGCGTTAATGAAAAGAATCAATGAAATTAGAGCTAAAGACGTTATCACTATCGAGATAATCTAATGACCAATATCGTTGACGAAGTATTAAAAGATTTTGCAACAGATAGACAGAAACAATACATTGATGCAGTAAACAAGTCAGGCAGTATCATGGGCGGTGCAAGGCTGCTAAATGTACCGCGCCAGACTGTACAGGAAGCATTAAAGAAGATACGCAGAAGGGCATCAGTACAGGGTTATTCACCTGCTCATGATATGACCAGAACTGTACCTGAAATGTACAGGGTGAAAGGCGTATCAACCTACTACAATAAAGACGGTAAACCATCAGGCCAGTGGGTGAAGTCAAGCATTGATAATGACAGGTATCAGCAAATGATGCTTGAAGCTATTGAGGCTATTAAAGAGGATATACCGCGCCTTACTCTGATGCATCCACCGCCATTAGGCAATGATAACTTATGCAACTGCTACGTTATAACCGATTATCACATGGGAATGCTTGCATGGGATGAAGAAGCAGGCGAAAACTGGGATATCAAGATAGCAGAAGATTTAATCGTTAAATGGTTCAAGCAGGCAATAGCACAATCACCAGATTCAAATCATGCAGTATTTGCACAATTATCTGACTTCCTGCACTTTGATGGCATGGATGCCGTAACGCCTGCATCTAAACACCTGCTAGACGTTGATACGCGATTTTCAAAACTGGTGCGCTCTGCTATCCGTGTATTGCGTCAAATCATAGATATGCTGCTAACCAAGCATCAGACTTTGCATATCATCATGGCCGATGCAAACCATGATCCAGTATCACAGATATGGCTGCGTGAATGGTTCAGTGTGTTGTATGAGAACGAACCGCGCATTACGGTAGATAAAAGTCCTAATCCATACAATGCGTATGAGTTCGGCAATACGGCTCTATTCTTCCATCATGGACACAAGCGCAATGTTTCCAACATATCCAGCGTGTTTGCTTCGCAGTTCCGTGAAATGTATGGGCGCACTAAATACGCTTATGCACATCTAGGACATCTTCACCATATCGATGTTAAAGAGGACAACCTGATGATTGTTGAACAGCACAGGACACTGGCAGCCAATGATGCTTATGGTGCTCGTGGTGGTTATCTATCAGGCCGTGATGCCAAGGTGATTACTTACGATAAACGGTTCGGTGAAGTATCAAGGCTGACCATCAATTCAGATATGTTAAAGGACTAATCATGATTGACCGTGCAAAATCAATGCTAGAAGCTCTGATTAACAATCAATTAATTGGAATAGAAATTGATGAAGATATGGGGTTTATCAGGTTTAACTTTACAAATGGATATATTGAAATTGAAAGTGATGATTTAGCTTTTTATGTTGAACTAGACGAGGTGAACTAATGAGATACATTGTATATACATTATTGGCATTACTGCCACTCACAGCCAGTGCAGATGTGAAGTACCTGCATTACAAATACAACGAGAATGTGATTATCACTATCTCTAACGTGCCATGCCCGATTGTTGGCGTAAAACAGCAGTACGATTGGGCAGCGATTGCATCACGCTCTGACGGTCAAAAGCTGATTGGATGCTACAAGAAAGAGAACGAGAACGATATTAAAATCCAGTGGTATCGTGGTGATACAACAATCCTGCCAGCGAATTACTTTCTCGTAGACCCTGAAAAGGGTGTTCCAGTGAAGCCTACATTATGATTTGGCTATGGCTACTTCGTATCGGAGGTGTAATACGTAACGTTACACAGTTCATAATCGCTCACTGGCTTGAGTTTACCTTTCTGTCCTTATGCTTGCTTGTCCTATGGTACAGAAACGCCTACATCAGCGAGAAAACAGCGTTTACGGCACATCTTGAAGCAGATAAGCAGGCGTATAACTTGCGGATTGTTGAAAATCGCATCAAAGAAACCGCACATGCAAAAGATGTAACTGAACTGAACGACTTACACGAGAAAGAACTAGAGGCTATTAAAAATGATTATTCAAAACGCAACAAGAATGATGCCGTTACTATTGCTGATTTGCGTAAGCAGTTGCGCGACAAACTCGCCGCAGATACCTTTGGAGTGCCCACATCCCCAAGCGATACCGAAGGAAATCCCGAAGTATGGCGAAACAGTTACACAACCCTTGCTGGACAATATCAAACGCTGAAAGATGCTTGCACCATTACAACATCGGATTTTAATGCATTGCGTAAATGGGGTGATTCTGCGTGTGAATTGGTTACCTGCAAATAATACTTTCTGTTAAAATGCCACTTTCGCTGATTAATGGAGAGAGTGGTTGAAAATATCCCACTCCCCAAAAATTACTCACGGTGCTTTGAAAGGCGCATATTTACTTGATGTAAGTTGCTCTCCGTCGGCACCAAGTATATTTATCATTGTTTCACTTTTAATGTAATATTGTGAAATATCAAGCAGTTATCCAATCTGAAATAATCTAGTTTGCTTTCTAAATGTAATTAAATTAAAGTGTAACTCCCCAAGAATTACGCATTGATTTACGCATGGCAAGTATCAAAAAACATAAAGACGGTTACAGGGCACAGATATATGTACTCGGTGAGCGTGAAAGCAAAGTATTCCGCACTTTACGTGAGGCTAATGCGTGGGCATCTATGCGTGAAACAGAAATCCGCGCAAATGCTAAGAAGTCATCAAAAGACAAGCATACGTTAAGAGAATTGCTTGAAAAGTACCGCGATGAAATATCGCCTAGCAAGCGCGGTGAAACTTGGGAAGTAGTACGTATCAATAAATTCTTACGCAGCACATTGCCTATTGATAAGCCATTATCAGAATGTACCAGCGAAGTGATAGGTGAATGGCGAGATGAACAAAAAATATCAGCAGGTTCTATTATCCGTGAACTGACAATGCTATCTGCAATATTTGAACACGCAAGAAAAGAGTTAAAGTGGATAGACAATAATCCAGTACGTGATGTACGTAAGCCTAAGTCGCCAGAACATCGGGATATAACAATCAATCGCATACAGATTAAGCTCATGCTTAAATCTTTTGGTTACTCCCCACGATTACGCATTGAATCTATCAGTCAATCAGTAGCAGTATGTTTTTTACTGGCATTGCGTACTGGAATGAGAGCAGGGGAGTTATGCAATCTAACATGGGATAACGTGCATGATAAGCATTGCGTATTGCCAAAGACTAAAACAGTAAAGCGCGATGTTCCATTATCACGTAAGGCTGTCAGGTTGATTGATAAAATGCGCGGATTTGATAAAAAGTCAGTATTTAGCGTAACGTCTGCAACCCGTGATGCGTTATTCAGACGTGCTAGGGATAATGCAGGATTAAGTGGATTTACATTCCACGATGCGCGGCATACTGCTGCAACGTGGATTTCTCGTAAAGTTGACGTTCTTACGTTGTGTAAGATATTCGGATGGTCTGATACTAGCCAGGCTCTCACGTATTACAATCCAAAGGCACATGATATATCATCAATGCTAGATTAAGCCGCCATAGCCATGTCAATTTGATTAATTGGTATCAACCCACACTTATTAAGTTTTAACGCGCCAGAGGCTACCATTTTTCGTACTGTAGGCACTGATAACCCTAGCATCTCTGCTGCTTGCTTCTGTGTAACGTGCGATGGTCTAGGGTGAGATTCAAGCGCGATCTGCACGGCCTTAACTGCTAGTTGTAATTCAGTCATTCTTTACTCTCTTTCTCTTTACACCCATCACACCCACTATCCACAATATCTTTCTGCTTGATGTACTGACAGCTTCTAGTGAGTTTATTAGGCCAGCTTACGTTACCATCGCTGTGATAGATTAAATCATGCTGTAAGCGATTAGGGGCTATGGTAGAGTGGCATCCGTTCATGGTTTATTCTCTTGCTCAAGTTTTTCAATATTTCTCTTTAGCCTGAATATGTAAATTTCCATAATGTTATTGATAAGGCTAATAATTAATCCTATTAGTAATAGCCATAAAGCCCAATCAGGAACTACGATATATAAATCTGTATTTTTCATGATGTGCCTTTCAATGCGCGGATTAAATATGCAGCGCTTGGGCATCCATTTTTTAAACAAGCCTTTGCACATCGTTCAATCACTTCATTCTCAAACTCTGACAGTGATTGTGCTGGTGTTGAGGCTAGGGCTTTGTCAGCTTTATGTAGTGCATTATTCTCACTAATAGTTATATTTCCTCCAACATCAAAAATATCTCTCATAGTATTTAAAGCCTCACGCAATTTGTTATTAGATGCTTGAAATTTAGCCCACTCTATCCCATACTTTGCAGTTAGCTTGCCTAATTCTGCGTTCAACTCCGCAATCTCACGCTCACTGTGTTGGGTGGCGGCTTGCCATGCTTTCCATGCTAAATGTTTATTAATTTGTAGCATGTGCATATCATCGTAGTTTTTTACATCAATGAGTTTTTGTAATTCCGATTCAAACCACTTCTCAAACGCCTCGTTATTTTGTTGTGTCATGGATAATCCTTTGTTTTTTACCGTCATCTAACCCGATTTGATAGCCCCAATTCCAACAAATACCGCAAACTACAAATATCATTACCAAACATAAAAATAAAAGCATCTTCTTTACTCCTTCTCAATTAGTGCGCGGATTTCTGCTTCTATTTCTTCGCAAATATTAGCCGCAAACGGTTCTGCAAACTCTCTATAATCTTTTGCTTTATCTTTGCAAATACTAGCCGCCTTCTCTAGCGCAGCTTTCACGGGTTTGGGTTGTGGTGGGGCGGTGTAGAGTGGTTTATACCCTAAATGACTACCATTCTTAGTTGGTGGCTCATATTTTGTTACGTGATGTACTACCCCATTATCATAAAATAATGCCCAAGCTACTGGTTCACATTGCTCAACGGCTGGTGCGTTGGTGATTATGTCTATGGCTTCTGATAGAGTAATTTCTGATACCGCATTGCTAAAATGTAATCTTTCCAACAACGCTTTCCTGCTGATTAAATCACTCATGGTTTAGTCCTTATCCCGCATAAATTTGATATAAATATCTAGTAAATTATTAATAATCAATAACCACAAGTACGCTATAAATAACCAGTAAAGCCATTCAGGTGTTATGAGAGTGATCATTGATTCAACTCCTTCAATTTAGCTTCAATGGCTCTGGCACCCTTATAAAAAGCTTCTTCTAATAAGTCATGGTCTATGTATGGGCAAAGTTTAAATATTTCTTCATCACTCAACCCTACCCACTCTTTGCTTATTGGTGATGTGTAAAGAGGAATCATTTTAAATTGTGGGTGTTCTCGTTTATGCCAATCCAAAGCGTCTTTATCCTCGTTTAAGTAGTGCTTATGTATATAAGCCACTGGCTCACACTTCTCTATATCTGATAGTGCGGATTTTGCCTTAATTAATATTTCAAAATCATCAGCCCTTTGTGAATATTCTGTTAGGTATTCATCTAATAATACAATTGCTACATTCAACGCTTCTGCTGTACTCATAGTGTTAGTCCTCAAAGTCTTTATTGTTAATTATGTTTATGGTCTTAGCGTTGCGTTATGCCGTAATCACCGATTACTCACAATAATCGCTAATTTCTTCTATTCGCGCATCACCAATAGGCTCTTTATGCTTATGAATAACCCATATATTTTTAGTTGAATGAGTGTGTAAATATCCAATTTCACAATGTTCTGTCATGCACGTAGCAGGGGATAAGTCATTAACTTTGCAACCACATACGCCACCTTGAAATAAACCGCCATAGCCTTGTTCTTTTAGAGCGTTGCTTATTAATTTGATAACATTCATAGCCATTCCCTTTCGGCACGATTTAATTTAAATTCACTACACTAATTAACAAAATAATAGGTTTAACAAACATTCTTACGTGTTCTAAAAGTTACAATATCTCTCACTGTACTTACACCACAGTTGAATTTATTAGCCAGATAACCATAGCCACGGACATAAGCTAAATGCAGCTTTCTTATCTCTCGTACCTGATCATCTGTTAGCTTGCATAAGTGTTGGTTACGCATGATTAAATAACGTAAGCACGTTTACCGCGATAAATGTTAATGAACGGGATGTCATCAGGCATATCATCAAAACCAGTGCCATCGTTTTTTTGTTCAGGTTTTTTATCTGTTCTCGGTTCATGAACATCATTATTTTGTGAACGACTGCCTAGCATCTGCATCTTGTCAGCAATGATTTCTGTGCTGTAACGGTCATTGCCTTCTTTATCCTGCCATTTACGAGTTTGAATGCGACCTTCAATGTAAACTGGTGCGCCTTTTTTCAAATACTCGCCAATAATTTCAGCCAGCTTGCGATACGCAACGATGTTATGCCACTCGGTACGCTCTTGCTTCGCGCCTGATTTATCTTTCCATGATTCACTTGTAGCGATACTAAAATTAGCTACAGCTTCACCATTAGGCATGTAACGTACTTCTGGGTCACGGCCTAATGAACCGATTAAAATTGCTTTGTTTAGTGATGCCATGTTAAGCTGCCTCTTTCTGTTTTAATGAATCTTGATATTTCTTAAATGTGCTGCGTGTCTTGCTGTCTAGCAAACTCCATAACCCTGTCTTTTCTTCGTTGTCTAACTTTTCCCATCTAATGTGAGCTGATTGAAGTTCGCTATCATTTATTTCAGCAATCATTTCAATAGCTTCATTGCGTAAGAATTGAACTTCGTTTTCTGTAAAGTTATCCAGCGCACCAGCTAACGGTGTCTTTGGTGCTTGACCATTGGTAACAGATAGCACGTTAGTTTTCTCATTGCCAGTCGTTGCATCTAGTACGTCATGCTCAACAATTTCAAGCGCTGTAACCCACAAATAACGCCTTGTGTATGTCTCTACCGCGCCAAGGTTCTGAATCGCGTGACAGCCCTTTAAATTAGCTTCTTTCATTGGGCTAGTGATAGTTACGCTTGAGTTATCATCTACGTCAGTAATTGTGAGTGTTGCCAGTTCTTCACCGAAGCTAATCACACCGCATAAGCCAATGTTGTTGAATATCTTGTTAATCGTTGGCAAGAAATCACCTAGTTCAAAGTAGGTATAACCAGCAAACTTGTTATGACCTGACTTGTTAAGTTTTTCACCTTGTAGCGCAATACGCGCCTCGTTTAGTTTTTTATGTACGCTCATTTTCTTCACCTCTCGCTAATACTTCTAAATACTCTTGATAATCTTGTTCTTGCTGCAATTCAAATTCTTCATAGTTAAGCTGCAATTCACGATCATCACCATAATCAGGTATGTAAGCATCGTTACTCATACATGCGCCATGTAGATAAAAATGCCTGCTTACGTGTCTGCCCATGTCCTCTGTATTTCTTGTAAATAACAAAGAATGTGTAAAAGTACATTGCAAGCATTAATATAAATATCCATCCCATTACATAACCGATATATTTCATAGCTGGCTCACTAATATAAAAAGTAATACTGAACAGATAACAAACAGAATGAACACCAGGCTATACAAGATAATGTGTTCAGGACTGTCACCTGATGACGTGTCAATATGTGCGTAATCTTTCATAGGTCACTCTCAATTCTAGAGATGCGATTGCAGGCCAGTGTTGCGGTACTGCTGCCCATCTTTACATTGCAGTAGCCAGCAGATTGAGCAGCTACAAGGTCTGCGTATTGCTCGTTCATGTTGACTGCGTAAAGTGCAGCGAATAGCGCAATAACACCTAGTACAGCTTCGAGTACAATTTTCATTATTCAGCTCTCATTTCTGCGCGTTTTTGTACGCCATCAAGCAGCATCTGAAAGTAGGATTTAGCGAATGCTTCAAATGAGCCAGTTTCATATTTAAGTGCCAGTGTTGCAGCTCGTAGTGTTTCTTGCATTTCATCTGCATCAACACAATCTTCATCCATAAGAATGTCAACAAGCATCACTGAATCATCAAGGTACTGATCTTTGAGTTCTTCAATATCACTGGTTAAGTCGCGTGTTTTACGGTCATATAGACGGTCATAAAACCCATCTGCAATTTGTGCTACCTGTTTAAGTGTCTGCATGGCTATATCCTTAAAAATTTACTGTACCGATTAAGAGGACTTACATTGCTGCATCTGCGCGCCTCTGTTGGAGATGTTTTCACATCAATCTTTGTCTAACTAATGTCGTACTAGGCTGCTTCCGCTTAACCGTTCCAATTTTCTTCATTACATTTTGTTTCGACTTGTTGCTATCTTAGCACACTAAGAATAAAAGGCAAGCATTATTTTAGTTTACTAAGAAAATATTTTAGTTATTGTTATTACAGGCGTAAAAAAACCAGCCGAAGCTGGTTATTTAAATATTAGTTAATGTTTGAATTAATAAGAACAGCGAGAGGTGCAGAATTGATACTGATAGCCTTTTGTTGTGCAATCGTTTACACAAGCATAGTCAATTTGCTTTATTGGCTGTATTTGTTGTGTTGGTTGATATATTTGCTGCTGGTCATTAAATGAGCACTTAGATGTGCAAAATTGATATTGATAACCTTTATTTGTGCAATCATTAACACAAGCATAATCTGTTTGAGCATAAGAAAAAATAGGCAATAACAAAATAACTAATAATAATTTTTTCATAATTAAAAATCCTCACTATTCCATACTTTAAGAACACGCCCGAATACTTCAAAATCCATATCTTTAGTAATAGTCCAGCTTTCATATTCTTTATTTGTGCTGATTGCCCTTATCCCATCTCCAGGTATTCTTTGCAATCTTTTAATAAAACCTTCGTTACCTACACGAAAGAAATATACACCATCAAAATCTAAACTCCTAACGCCAGTATCTATTAACAATGGGTCACCAGAGTTAAACATACCACGCATTGAATCACCAAACCCAGTTACAACGGCCAAATTTTCTTTTCCACTGTTAGCTGGTACGTTCTTATTAATCCATTCTGCATTTACTTTAAAACCTGTTATTTGTCCTGGCTGATCTCTTAGCAAAATACCTGTCCCCATAGCTCCACGCACATCTATGTATTCTCTTATTGTAAAGTCGTCAGAAGATTGAGCGTTATTGTTATTGGATTGAATTTCCTTTTTACCTAACCCTGTTGCTAACCAGTTAGGATTTACGCTTAAAATTTTAGATGCTTTTAATAAATTTTCCCCTTTCAGCGTGTGAGTTTCGCCATTAAACCAATGAGTAATTGCGCCAGAGCTTAAACCGCAACCTTTCCATAGATCAGTCTTGTTTAAATTAGCGTCTTGCATTGCCTCAAGTAGGCGTTCTTTTAGTGTAGTCATAAAGTAAATCATATATTCAATCAATCTTACCTTACTAAAATAGTGCTTGCATATTTCTCTTAGTGTGCTAAGATATACATATGGATCAATTAAACACAAAACAAGAAGAAGCAAATCGCATCATTGATGCGATGGGCGGAACTTCAAAAGTATCTAAATTATTCGGGTTAACCACTGGTGCTGTCAGTCAATGGCGTACTGAAGGAATACCTGATTCACGTTTATTTAGTATCAAGCTGATGCGAAAAGATTTGTTTAAAAAATAACAATATCCACAACATTATACCGTTGTGATTTTTTTACAACTTTATCAACTGGTTATTTAACGGGTTATTTGATTGGAGTTACTTATGAATAGGGAACTACGACTAATCGGATGTGTTGATAACGATATTTGTTTTGTGCAGGAAAACGCAATAGCACAGTGCAAAACGTATAGACAGGCAGTCCGTCTGTCATGGGATTTGCGTAAGAACAAAGGAATGACATTAAGAACACTGGCAGAGATCATAGGTGGTTATCCATCTCATATTTCTGACTATCTGGCTAAAGATGATAAGCCTACAAGACGCAATCTTAAAGCGGAATATTTGCATACATGGTCTTTAGCTGTAGGTAATTACTGTGTACAGCAATGGTTGGCCAAACAAGACCGGCTTACATATTTAGAAGAGATACAAGCGCAAAGGAATGCAGCATGAAGCCAATGACTAAAGCATTAAAACTAGCCAGAAAAATACCATCTGGCGCAAAGACTAAAGCTAAATGCAAAGCGGTTCATGCTTGGGTTAAAGCTATTAAGGAAATGCTGAATGGCTAATGTAATTGCTTTAACTGCTGAACAGCCATTAGCAGAATATAACGGTAAACCTGAAATTGATGACGGTCATACCAAGATAGCTAATGAATTGCTTGATGCAATCATCGGTCATGAATTTTCAAAACGTCAATTAAAGATTCTTTTATTCATTATGCGTAAAACTTATGGCTGGAATAAATCAGAAGATGATATTTCCCGCTCACAAATTACAGAGGCAACAGGTTTATTAAATCCTCATGTGACTACTTCATTACAAGAATTGCAAGCTGAAAATGTGATTATTATCACTCAAGGGAATCACGCAAAACGTTACAAAATTAACAAATATTATGACCAATGGCGTGTTACCAATTTGGTAACTATTACCAAAACAGTACCACTTACTGAAACGGTAACTATTACTGAAACGGTAACTGACCGTTACCAAAACGGTAATTTTTCGTTACCAAAACAGTACCCACAAAAGACAACTCCAAAAGACAATACAAAAGACAGTGAAAATGCTGACGCAAATTTTGACGCATTTTGGTCTGCTTACCCTAAAAAGGTAGATAAGAAAAAAGCTCTTTCTGCATGGAATAAAAGCAAGCCAAAAACCGAGGATGTTATGGCTGCGCTCGAATGGCAAAAAAAATCAAAATCATGGATTGAAGGGTTTATCCCAAATCCAACAACTTACATCAATGGTGAAAGGTGGAATGACGAGCCTGCATCATCAGATAAAAAACAATCATCAAAAATATCAAATGAATTCTTGAATGGAATGGAAGTGATATGAGCGTGCAAGTTTTATTAAACCGTTTGACGAAAGTTAAAAAGACAGGGGCTGATTCATGGAGGGCATGCTGTCCTTCTCATGGAAGCACAAAGCAAAGTCTGGCGATTCGTGATGATAACGGAAAGGTACTAATTCACTGCTTTGCAGAAGGTTGTGGAATTGATGCCGTACTCGGTGCTGTTGGATTAGATATGAACGATGTGATGCCTAAATTGCTAGGTGAGCATAAGCCAGTTAAAAAACCGTTCTATGCAGGGGATGTGCTTCAAATATCAGCAGATGAAACATTGATTGCTTACATGATTGTTAAAAAAATGCTGGATAAGACTGTAACTGTAAACGATATGCAAAGACTACTGAAATGTGCAAGCCGTTTGCGTCATGCATCAGAAGTAGCGAATAAGGGGATATAGCATGAATGAAAGATTAGAAGCGTTTGATGAAAGCGCAGAAAAAGCGCAAGTGGTAAACATCAGAGGTCATGAACAGCCACATCCTGATGACGCATATCTTGATGCTCTGATGATGACTAGCAAGGTTAATTTTGCTGACTATGCAGTTCATCGTGAAAGTGATAAAGATAACATCAAGGACACAAAATCCTACTTTGATGAATTGAAATTGCTGCTTGACCCTAATCAGCCTGTTGCAGGTTCAACACTACCCTGGACAAAGACACATGAAAATCTGAGATTCCGTGATGGCGAGGTCACTATGTGGCACGGGTACAGTGGTCATAAAAAATCTATGGTGCTTGGGTATGTATCGCTAGGTTTTATCCAGCAGAACGCTCCAGTATGCATTGCAAGTATGGAAATGAAGCCAGTTAAGACACTTGCTCGTATGTTGAAACAGGCAACAGGAACTACTAAGCCAACAGAGTATGCGCTTGAAAAGTTTATTGACTTTGCATCTAACAAATTATGGATGTATGACCGTCAAGGCACTATCACTCCTGAAACTCTATTTGGTGTCATTTATTACGCAGCAGACCAGCTTAAATGCAAGCATTTCATTATTGATAGCCTTATGCGTGTCGTACCTGATGAAGACGATTACAACGCACAAAAGAACTTTGTTATAAGGCTTTGTGACATTGCGCTTGAAACAGGTATTCACATTCACATGGTTCACCATAACCGCAAGGGTGATGAATCAAAAGCAGCAGGTTCACAAGGCGCAAAGGGAACTGGCGCAATCAAAGACAACGTACATAACGCAATCGAGGTATGGACTAAATACAAAGACCTGAAAGCGCGTGAGAAAGCAGAGGACTTTGAAACACCTGACACATACATCCTTTGCACAAAACAGCGCGAGGGTGAATGGGAAGGCGCAATCGGTCTTTACTTTGACGAATTAAGTCTGCAATTCAGAGGCGGCAAAGATGGAAGGGTGCGCTCATGGATACGCTAGACGAGGTACGCCAGCTATGGAAAGAGTTTTGGTTGAATAACTCATTCGGTGCTGGCATGGCAATTATTGAAAATGGTGAGGTAATTAAAAGCCATGGCAGAAATACCAACACAGATCACTTAAAAGAAATGCCAGACAGCATTGTATTTGCAAAGAAAGGTAAGTTGCATGGCTAAGTGTCCTACATGCGGCAGAGAAAAACCAAAGACTAATGAGCAGCGCAATAAATTCCATGCGATGTGCAGAGAGTTGGGAAAGTTTATTGGTGAAACGCCAGGAAAGATTAAAGCAGCAATCAAGGAAGATTTTTTCGGTATTGAAGAATACAAAATCGGTAATAAGTGGTACCGGAATGTGAGACCAAGCGAGCAGGCAGAGCGTGAAGAATATGCAGAGCTAATCACATATACGCATCAATGGGCGGCTGAAAATATTGGATATGTATTTGAGGGGGAAGCATGAAAGGTAGGCAGTGGACAAAAGAAGAAAACGACATGATGCACGCTTTCTATCCTGACAACACGATGGAAACAATGAAAGCCATGCTAGGCCGTAGCGAATCATCAATCTATGGGCATGCTGATTTGTTAGGAATTAGTAAAAGCAAAGAATACCTGGACAGCCCAAAGGCTTGCAGGCTTCGCAGAGGCGACAACATAGGCAAAGCCTATAGGTTTCCCAAAGGACATGTCCCAGTAAACAAAGGCGTTAAAGGCATCAATTACGAAGGCATGAAACCAACGCAATTCAAGAAAGGCACAAAGCCGCCTAATCACAGGCCAGTAGGTTTTATCAGGTTATCTCGTGATGGATACTATGAAATGAAGATGGCAGAAGGCATGCAGCAATTTAAGCTACTGCATCGCGTGATATGGGAACGCTGTAACGGTGCAATTCCAAAAGGCCAGATATGTATCTTCATTGATGGCAATACAAGAAATTTAGAAGTAACCAATCTTGCGCTACTGACAAAGATGCAGAACATGAAGCGCAACAGCTTGCACAGCTTACCAAAAGAACTAGCAGAGTTAATTCAATTACGTGGTGCATTAAATCGTCAACTTAACAAAAGGAATCAACATGAACAGCCAACAGCTTAGAGAACACTTAGAGGCCGCATTAAAAGGATTGCAGGATGGAAGTATTGACATTGATAAAGCCAAAGCCATTGGCGATATATCACAGGTAGTTATTAATCTGGCGAAGGTAGAAGTTGATTTTGTACGTGCTAACGGTGGTGGTAAATCTAAATTCTTTGATGACAGCAAACAGATCACAAAAACACCTACTGGCACACTGACACGCGATGGCAATTCAACAATTCATAGGCTAGTTGGCTAATGTCAAAAATCCGCAAATCAGCACAAGGCGAGAATTGCACAGTACGCCTTCCTAATGTATGCAATGGCAATCCAGAAACTACCGTGCTGGCACATATCAATGGTGTTCGGTTCGGTCATGGAGTAGGGCGCAAAGTTTCAGATTTACATGGTGCTTACTGCTGCTCAAATTGCCATGACGCATTGGATGGAAGAACGCACACAAACTTTGATAAAGACTTTCTAAAACTTGCACATCTTGAAGCAGTAATAGAAACGCAAATTAAACTCATTAAAAATGGGCTAATCAATGAATAAAGCAATGGCAGACAACCTAAGAATAATTGCACGTTTATGTTCTTTAGGCACTGAGGCATGGGAAGCAGCAGAAGCAATAAATGCTACCTGCATGACTTCCAGAAGATACCTAAAGAACATGGTTAATGCAGGGATATTGCGATGTGAGCAAGTAAAAACAAATGTAAGGGGAAAACCATACAAAAGCGTGTGGTACTCAATTAAAACGGAACTGACAGACAATGAAATTACATTACTGCTATCTATGCTCAGTAAATCCAATAAAGATCATAAAGAACGTTTTAGGATTAAAGCAGATGAATTGTTAAAGGCGCAAGGAATGAACTATTCAGCGCAGTTTCAAAAAGAGTTAAGACAGCAAGAGCAACAAGGCATCTATAGACTAAACACAAATCCTAGCAATTACTTTATCAAGAAGATAAAAGAATCAAACAAGCAAGATTCAAAAGAAAAGAAATCACCTAAGAACTACGCTGGTACATCAGCAGGGATGGTGTGGTAATGATTATCGGCATAGACCCAGATTTAACCAAAAGCGGAATAGCTTGCCTGCATTGCGATACTAAGCGTATTGAATATTCATGTTTAGACTTTGTATCTACATTGAAGTTTATACGCATGAATCAACCCATCATCAAGCGTGTGTATATCGAGGCCGGCTGGTTCAATAAGAAATCAAGCTATCACGGCTCACCTAACATGAGCACGGCAGCTCGCATTGGTAAGAACGTAGGCGAGAATCACGCCACTGGAAAGCTACTGGCACAGTGCATAGAGGCCGAACAAATAAAGGTGATACTTGTGAAGCCAACTAAAAAGAAACTCAATGCAGAGCAGTTCCAAAAGATGACAGGCATACATACACGAACTAATCAGGAACATCGTGATGCGGTCATGCTGATATGGGGAATGGAGTAACCATGCTCAAAGCTAAATCTTTTGAATGCAGACAACCAACACTAACAAACGAGCAGGAAAGGTTCAGGATGAAGCAGAAAGCATGGAATGATGACAGGACACTTGTACTCACGAAAGAGCAGCAGGCAAATCTAGGTAAAGATGACTTTGAAACAGTATGCAATATCGCAAATAGAATCTATGGCAAGGGGGCAAAATGATTACTTTAGAACGTCTTGACTGGCTGCTGGGTAACTGGGCAGATTACATGAAGCAACCATCATCTAAGCTGGGCTATCCTTCAAAAAGCTTATGCCTTGCTACAGGTGGCGGTAGTAGCGATGATGAATTTGAAATACTTTGCGATGAAGTAGATACTAAATGCGCTCAAGCTATGGACAGCATCATAGACAGCATCAGCCAGCCACAGAGGACATCAATCAATCATGTATGGCTAAAGGTATCACATCACTATCCAACGCAGGCTATGGACTACGAAGAAGCGATAGAAAGCATATTGAGATTGGCTAATAAGAGGGGATTGCAATAATTAACAAAAATATACAATATATTGATTAAAATGTATTGACATGAACAATATATAGGTTTATCGTACTTATCAGGGCAGAGTTGCGCCCATAGGAAATAGTAGTGCAAATTCTGTTTAATAGGCTCACATCTAGTTATGTGGGCTTTTTTTTCGTCTAAGAATCCGCTATTGCGGTATTTATGCCCACAGAGGCATTGTGTTTGCAGACCACAATAAAAACTGCGCTAACTCCACTGTGGTACGCAGCCACATAAAATAAATTTTGGACTGACCTATCCTAATGCGCGAATCGGGTTCGCTTTTGACAGCCGAGCGCCTGAGCTTTTAGCGGCAAGGGATAAACAGGAAAACAGTCAATGACAGCCAGAAATGGTGAATAAGCGATTCGCACCCGTAAGGTGGTCCTGATAAATAAAGCAGCTAACATTCATGTGAGGATTGGACGTTCTCATGTGTACGCCTACAGTCAAATTGAACTTCCCTACATGGGTATCCATAATAAGGTCAAAGACTGTGGGCTGTCATTGTTCGTCTGTATTGATAAGTTTTACTTATGGATAGATGAATTATGATAAGTAATACCACGATTGGCTAAACAATCGCTGCGAGCCTACGCTAGGGGGTGGTATATGCCTAGCACCTACAAGTAATAAACAACAATTATTACATTTAAGTATTCATCCGACTGTACGCGGTCATCATGGATGATAGCCATCAACAGGAAGCTAGGCCAGCTTCACCTAGTCAGAGCTGCTAGGGTGGCGTAAAGCTCTTATCTATTCAGGTGACACTATGGAAGACAACACAGCAACCAATGAAATAACTGGTGACCGTATCGCAACAAAGCGTAGTAAGACCTATGCAGACAATTATGACAAGATTGATTTTAGCGTAAAGCTAGACACAGACCACTTCAATCATCTACTGAAAGATGACCAACTCGGATTTAACAAAACAGACTGAGATGCTCTCAGGTCGCTCTATATGAGCAGGTAAGGAATCAACATGGCAGTATCTGATAACAATTTGAATGATAAAAATAAAAGCACTGGGTATGCCGATAAGCGCAGGAATGAGAAAAAGGCTGCTTTACGTGAGTTCATTCAAGGTCAAAGATATATCCAGGCTATCAATGAAGACTTAGATAGAGTTGATATTACTAATGAAGAATTGCCAGTAATCAAGTTCAAGACAGAAACACGTTTAAAGCTACTGAACAAAGTATTGCCTGACCTGAAAGCTATTGAGCATTCCGGTGAAGATGGTGAAGGCATTAAACTGATTCATGTAATTGAGCGTCAAATTGTCAAAGCTAACACTACAAACGCCTGAAGTCTTTGCGCCATTACTAAAGCCAGCACGTTATAAAGGTGCTTACGGTGGGCGAGGTTCAGGCAAGTCACATTTCTTTGCTGATTCATGGCTAGATGAAAGCCTGAGAGAGAAATTAGACTTTGTATGCTTACGTGAAACATTGAAGTCACTAGAGTTTTCAGTTAAGAAACTGCTAGAGAGCAAGATACAAACACACAACGCTGGCTATTACTTCACAGTGCAGGATAGACGGATTATATCAAAGCATGGCGGTGTCACTATCTTTGAAGGTATGCAGAACCATACCAGTGAATCAATCAAGTCACTTGAAGGCTTTGACCGTGCATGGTTCGAGGAAGCGCAGAACGCCAGTGACAAGACATTAACGCTATTAAGGCCAACGATTCGTAAGGCTGGCAGTGAGATGTGGTTCGGCTGGAATCCTGACCTTGCTACTGACCCTATCGAGCAACTATTACGCTGTGATGTGCCACCTAGCGATTCAATTGTGGTGAAGGCTAATTACACAGATAATCCATTCTTGCCTAAAGAACTATTGGATGAAATGGAATATGACCGGCTGCGTGACCCTGACAAATACGCGCATGTATGGCTAGGTGAGTACAGGCGCAACAGTGAATCGAGAGTGTTCCGCAACTGGATAGTAGAAGAATTTGAAGTAGACCCTTCTGCTGTGATTAGGCAAGGCGCTGACTGGGGATTTGCGATTGACCCAACTGTACTTATTCAGTGTTACATCATAGGCCGCAAGCTTTATATCCCATACGAAGCATTTAAAGTGGGCTGTGACATTACAGACACGCCTGAATTGTTCCTGAGTTTGCCGGATGCTGAAAAGTGGAACATCACGGCTGACAGTTCACGGCCTGAAACCATCAGCCACATGGCTAAAAATGGATTTAAGATAAGACCGGCGGTTAAAGGCTCTGGCAGCGTAGAAGATGGCATCGAGTGGCTCAAGTCATTTGACATTATCGTGCATCCTCGCTGTAAGCATACGATTGACGAGCTAACACTGTATAGCTTCAAGACTGACCCATTGACAGGCTCTGTCATCCCAGTATTGGAAGATAAGAATAATCACGTTATAGATGCATTACGCTATGCCTGTGAAGGTGCTAGACGTGCAAAACCTAAGATAGAAAAAGAAAACAAGGCAGACGTACACAATATGCATCATGACTTGGGATGGATGGGTTAATGAATCTAGGCAATAGAGTTCTAGGCTATGCAACATGCAAGCTATTAGTCAGCCAAGCTATCCCTAATATGCGACTGATTGAGATTAACTCTCTGCATACCAATGAGCATCACCGGCGCAAAGGCTGGGCAACTAAGTTACTGAACAAGATATGCGATGAAGCTGATGATGTAGGTGTTGGCTTATTGCTGATGCCTGACACGGAAGAATTAAAGACATGGTACACAAAACACGGCTTTCTAACCTTACAGGAGAAGCCAGTTATTTTAATGGCTAGACCGCCTAAGGGAAAATTTGAGTGAAAGACGAAAAACCAACAACGCCTAGCGAGATAGTAGCCGAGGCTAAAAAGCGTTTTGAGCGTGCTAAACAGGCTTACAGCTCATCACGTCTGTTAGCCGTTGAAGACACACGTTTTGCGATGGGTGACAGTGACAATGGCTGGCAATGGCCTGAGGATATACGCAGCACTCGTAAGCTGGATAAGCGAGTATGCCTGACTGTGAACATGACCGCGCAGCATTGCAACCAGATCATCAACAATATCCGTCAGAACAGGCCAGCAGTTAAGGTTTCACCGGCTGATGATAGGGCTGACAAGAAAACAGCAGAAATACTATCAGGCTTGATTCGTAACATTCAGGTATCAAGTGCCAGCGATGACGCACATGACACGGCAGCAGAACATTCTGTATATGGCGGTGAAGGTTACTGGCGCATTATTACCGAGTACGAAAGCCCAACGAGTTTTAACCAGGTAATCACTATCAAAGCTTGCCCTAATCCTAACCTAGTTTACATTGACCCTGACTGTAAAGAGCTGGACAAGTCAGATGCTGAATGGGGTTTTGTGTTTGAGGATATTAGCAAAGAACAGGCCAAGCGTGAGCACCCAGAGATTGACCCTGCATCATGGGGCGATGAAAGTAAAAAGAACGAGTGGGAGAAAGACGAGACATTCAGGCGTGCAGAGTATTTCTATTGCACGTATGAAAAAGATACTGCCTGCCTGCTTTCTGATGGATCAACCGTTCTAAAGTCTAAGCTGCAAGGTAACGAAATAATCGTTAAAGAGCGTGAGACACAAGTAAAAAAGTGGAAATGGTGCAAGCTGGTTGGTGGGCATGATGCCCCGATTGATGAGACTGACTGGCTGGGTGATTATCTGCCTATCGTGTCAGTGGTAGGTAAAGAGGTCAACGTCAACGGTGATATTGTACGCAAGGGCATCGTACGTGATTTAAAAGACCCAGCGCGTATGGTGAACTTCTCATACTCTGAGACAGTGCAAACCCTAGCCTTGCAGAATAAAGTGCCTTATATGGCCTCTGCTGAAGCGATAGAGGGCTATGAGACGATATGGGGCGCAGCAAATAACGAGACACGCGCTTATTTACCGTATAACGCCTTTGATGAATCAGGCAATCCATTGCCAAGGCCAGAGCGTCAAGCGCCTGCTGTGATGCCTGCTGCACAGGTTCAACTGTTGCAGCTATCTACCGAGCAGATGCGAGCAGCATCAGGCCAGCAGAATGCTAACTTTGGCATCAAGTCTGAGGCATCCAGCGGCGTAGGCATTCAACGCTTAAAAGTACAGGGTGAAACTGCAACATTTCACTTCCCTGATAACCTGGCGCGCGCTTTACGCTATGAGGCTAAAGTCCTGATTGACCTGATACAGAAGTATTACGACACACAGCGCGTAGTGCGTATCTTGGGATTGGATGGACAGGAACAGAATGCTGTATTGAACCCTGAGATGGAGCAGCCACATCAGGAAATGGAAGATGAAGCTGGTGAGATTAAACAGATATTTAATCCGCAAGTAGGCCGTTATGACGTGGTGATTGATACTGGCCCTAGCTATCAGACACAAAGACAAGAAGCCTTTGCATCATTGACCGAGTTAGCCAGCCGCAACCCTGCATTTATGCAGATAGCCGGTGACATTATCATGAGAGCTGCCGACTTCCCAATGGCTGACAAGTTAGCTGAACGCCTAACTAAAGCATTACCGCCTAACCTGCAAGAGCAGAAGGGCGCTCAAGTGCCGCCAGAGGTACAGCAGCAGTTAAGCCATGCAGAGCAAGTCATGCAGGAAATGGATGCTCAGATCCAGCAGCTTAACCAAGATAAAGCACAGCTAGAGCAGGAACGTAATGCCAAATTACTGGAAGTTAAAGCCAGTGCTGAAAGTGCAGAACGTGATGCAGAGCTTAAACGTGAAAGCGAAGAGAATAAATACGCAGTAGAAGCATTCAAGGCTGAGACAGAGCGTATGAATGTATTGCAGAACGCTATCACACCTGAACAAGTGCAAGCATTAGTCATGCAGACCATACAAGACATGATGAACGCGCCACCGCTTGAGCAGGAACTAAACGAACCGCCCATTATTGAGCAACAAGAACAGCCACCTGAGGGTGGTTTTTTTACGCCTGAAGGAAATGAACAATGAACCCATCCCAAACCTACGGCACGCCAACTCCTGCCGCATCTGTCACGGTAGCCTATACAGGCACAGCAGGAACGACAGCAGCTATGCCAGCAGGCACAAATGCCGTGCGTGTGTTTAGCACTACTGATTGCTTTATCGAGATCGGCGTGAATCCTACTGCGGTTGCTAATACAGGATTGTATTTGCCTGCGTTTGTGGCTGAGTATTTCCAAGTAGGTGCTGGTGTCAAGGTTTCAGCCATTCAGGTTGCATCTGGTGGCACTCTTTACGTTACGCCATTTGCATAATGATAGTTAATGCAGGATTACGCAGGAGTGTGGGCAGCATCTTCACTCGTGGGCGCAAGTTTTATGCTGACTTTACATCTGGCATCCTAGACCCACGAATCAACTTCTCACGCACCTCTAACGCCACAGTAACTAACAGTGCAGGGTTGATTACCTATGCTCCGCACAACTTACTGACTTATAGTGAGCAGTTTGATAATGCTGCATGGGGAAAAGGTGCTACAACGATTGCAGCAAATTCAATTACCGCTCCTAATGGAACTAGTACAGCAGATAAATTGGTTGAAAGTGCTACAAATGCTCAGCATTCCATTAATGGTAATGTCACTGTAGCATTAGGCGATAAATTAGTTTTTTCTGTTTATGCTAAAGCTGCCGAAAGAGTTAGATTTACAATGCGCTTTGGTTCTGTTGCCCCCACTAATCGAGCAACATTTGATTTAAGCACCGGAACAGTTGTAGACGATTTAGGAGCTAGTCCAACTATTACAGCAATAGGTGGTGGATGGTATAGATGCTCTATTTCAGCAACTACAACAGGGGCTGGTACCCAAACTCCAACCATATATTTAAATACGGCTTCAGGAACTGGGACAGAAACATATTTAGGTGATGGTACTTCAGGGCTTTATCTTTGGGGTGCTCAAGAGGAAATCGGCACAACTGCAACCACCTACAACTCCACCACAGTGCGAAACCTTCTAGGTTTCTCAGAACTGTTCGACAACGCCGCATGGACTAAATCCAATAGCTTTGTGCAGACGAATTTGCTGACTTACTCGGAAGATTTTAGCAATGCAACTTGGGGTAAAACAGATATAACTGTAACAGCTAATGATATTTTAGCTCCTAATGGATATCAAACAGCAGATAAATTAGCCGTAACAGGGGCTCCTACATTTATAGAGCTACGGAGTCCTAGTATAACTAAAGCTGCTTCAGCTACTTCTTATACAATATCTATCTATCTAAAAGCAGGTACTTTAACTAATACCACAAATTTAAGATTTAGAGATACAGCTTCAGTAGCAAATAGAGTGGATGTATTTTTTAATCCAGTTACTTTTGCAATAAGTTCTACAACAGGATTTGGTACTTTTTCAGTTATAAATAATGCTACGGCTACATTAGTATCTGATGAATGGTACAGAATATCATTTTCTGTATTAACTAGTACTGAAACAGGAGTCCAATTTGGATTTGTTACTTCGGCATCTCCAACGGGTTACTTCTACATCTGGGGCGCACAACTCGTACAAGGTTCAGTAGCAGGTGACTATCGCCGTACCGATTCCGCAGCATTACCTATCTATTACCCTAACCATAATGGTGTAGTGTGTGCTGAGAAGTTGGTAGAGAATACTACTAACTCTACACATCAATTATCAGTATCAACTACTACTGGATTAGCTGGATGCACTTACGTTGCTTCAATTTATGCAAAAGCAGCCGAACGTACTAAGGTAAGGTTAATTAACTCTGACAATGCAACTGGTGGTGCTACAGCAATATTTGATTTAAGTGCTGGTACAGTTACATATGAGGGAGTTACAGGAAATTACTCAGCAGGAAGTGCTAGCATTAAATCAGATGGTAATGGTTATTATAGATGCTATGTTTCAGCTACTAAAAGTGCTGCTGGCAATACTAATAATACTTTTGTTGCTCAACTTTATACTACTACAAATGCTTACGCAGGTGACGGCACATCAGGCATCTACATCTGGGGTGCTCAACTATCGGATTCAGCCTCACTAGACACATACGTGTTAAATGCCGCCGCTGCACCATCTGCCGCTGCTTATTACGGTGCTAGATTTGACTATGACCCTGTTACCTTACAGCCTAAAGGGTTGTTGATAGAGGAGCAGCGTGCAAACCTTGTACTGAACTCAACCATTGACGGTGCTAACCTAGCCACTCAAAACGTTACAGTAACAGCGCAAGCCTACACATTGTCATTCTACGGCACAGGTCAGATTGTACTGTCAGGTACAGCAACGGCTACGGTCACAGGCACTGGCGCATATCCTTCACGTAAGACACTGACATTCACTCCGACAGCAGGCACATTAACGCTGACTGTTACAGGTACAGTGCAATACGCGCAACTAGAAGCAGGTTCATTCGCTACTAGCTATATCCCTACAGGTGCAAGTCAAGTAACACGCACGGCTGATGTGGCTACTATACAGGGGAGTAATTTCTATAGTTGGTTCGGCACAAATGAAGCAA